AGGAATTGAAGGAGCAATTACCTGCGTTAATCAAAGAATCCGTACAAAAGGAAGTAAAACGATTATTAAGTGAAGGTAAACAACCAGCCCCTAAAAAGGAATCAACTGGTATTTCAATGGCTAAAGCTATTTTGGGAGATGAACCAATACAAGAATCGGTTCAACAAAATGTACAACCAAAAACATTTAGTAAAAATCCAATGATTAACCAAATTCTGAATGAAACCAGAGGAGGTATTCCGCAAGGAGATGGTGGATTTAGAACTATGAATTTTGGACAAGGTGATATGGGTTCAATTGTAGGTAGAACTGCAATTGCTGAAAAAATGGGATATGGGGATTTAGCAAAAGGACCTCAACCAAGTGGATTGGGTGTAAACACAGGAGTTGCGGAATTGGACAAAGCATTTAACAGAGATTATTCTGAACTTGTAAAAAGATTTAAAAAGTAATAATGGCAATTGTATTAGGAAATAAACCGGTAATTGAAACAAAAGCATTTAATGATTTTGCATTAGGGTTGACTGTTCCTATTAGAATAGCTGGATATGATTCTTTAAATTATACAGTTCTTAATCAAGCTAAAGCTAATTTGATGAATTTATTTTCAACAATAAAAGGAGAAAGAGTTCAACAACCAAATTTTGGAACTGATTTATATTCTTTAGTATTTGATATAGAAGATGATACTTTAGATGGTAAAATACAAGATATAATAAGTAAGGAAGTTACAACTTGGGTTCCTGATGTTGAAATATCTCAAATAAATGTTACAATGAGCGATGCACAAAAAGATAATAATACTGTTGGTATATCTTTGAGTTTTATGTTAAAAAATACACAACAAACGGCAGAAGTTCAATTTAGTATTCAACAATAATTAAATAATGGCAATAAATTCATCAAATAAAACATTTAAAAATAACGGAAAGGATATAAAATATCTTAATAAAGACTTTAATGCTTTTAGAGATAATCTTATAGAGTTTGCTAAAACTTATTTTCCAAAAACACATAATGATTTTAGTGTTGCATCGCCCGGTACAATGTTTATTGAGTTAGCATCTTATGTTGGCGATGTTTTATCTTTTTATATAGATGATACTTTTAAAGAATCTTTAATTACATATGCAGAAGATATTGATAATGTATTGGCATTAGCACAATATTTGGGATATAAACCAAAGGTAACAAGTCCAGCAACAACAACTCTTTCTGTATATCAATTAGTTCCTGCTATTGGAAATGGTGTAAATAATAAACCAGATGAAAGATTTTATTTTAAAATAAAAGAGGGTATGATAGTTGCATCTAACCAAAATTCAATATCATTTACAACAACTGATGTTGTTGATTTTTCAGATGAAACAAATAGAGATGTAATACCATATCAAAGAGATTCTAATACAGGCGAAGTTACATTATATTTAGCAAAAAAATATGTTAAAGTTATATCTGGTACGGCTGTAACAAAAGATTTTACATTTGGTTCATATTCTCCATATCAAACAATACGATTAACTGAAAATGATGTAATACAAATACAAGATGTAAGAGATTCTAATAATAATAAATGGTATGAAGTTCCATATTTGGCACAAGAAATGGTTTTTATAGACCATCCAAATACCGAATCAAATGACCCAGATTTATATCAGTTTAAAACAACTGTACCATATGTTTTAAAAACAATTAAAACATCAAAAAGATTTACTACAAAAATAAATACGGATAGTACTACTACTTTACAATTTGGCGCTGGTGACCCAACTGCTAGTGATGAGCAGTTAATTCCAAATCTTAAAAATGTTGGACTTGGGTTACCTAATTCTATTAATAGATTGGAAGAATCATTTGACCCAACAAATTTTTTAAAAACAAAAACATATGGCACATCTCCATCAAACACAACTATTACTGTAAAGTATTTAGTAGGTGGTGGTGTTGAATCAAATGTTGCTGTTGGGCAATTAAAAACTATAAACAAAATAGAATATATACCAGATTCATATAGATTGACAGATGCAGAATTAGCTACATATGAAACATTAAAAAACTCGATAGCTGTTGATAATGAAATTCCTGCTATGGGTGGTAGACGTGGTGAAACAATAGAAGAAGTTAGACAAAATGCATTAGCAAATTTTGGAGCACAAAATAGAGCAGTAACCGCAAAAGATTATCAAATTAGAGCATTATCATTACCTTCCAAATATGGAGCAATAGCTAAAGCATATGCAACTGCGGATGGTACTTTAGATAATAATTCACCATCATCAATATTAGCATCGCCAAATAATTTACAACAATTTACTGGTATTGTTATGGATATGGTAAACGCTACTAAAAATGGTAATGAACCATCTATGTTAAAAATACAAAGTGATTTGCAAAATTATTTAATTGGTAAAACACAAACTGAAAATGAGAAAAATAATCCATTTGCAATAAATCTTTATATGTTAGGATATGATAATAATTATAATTTAACTACATTGAATAGAGCAGTTAAAGAAAATTTAAAAACATATCTAAATGAATATAAAATATTAACGGATGGTGTTAATTTTAATGATGGATTTATAATAAATATTGGTGTTGAATTTGAAATAATAACATATCAAAATTATAATAAATCTGAGGTTGTAACTAATTGTATAAATGCATTGAAAGAGTATTTTACAATTGATAATTGGACATTCAATCAAACTATAAATCTAAGTGAAGTTGAATTATTAATAGCAAATGTTGAAGGTGTATCTTCAGTACCAATGGTTACTATTACAAATAAATGTGGAGGAAAATATTCACCAAATTCGTATAACATAGATGCAGCAACTAAAGATAAAATTATATATCCATCTTTAGACCCATCTATTTTTGAAGTTAAGCATCCTGATGCAGACATAAAAGGTAAAGCAAGATAATGGCATACAATTTTTTAACAGCATCAAAAGATGCATCGGTTTATTTACAGCAACCCAATCAAAATACTGGGCTTGATGAAATAATGGAAATAAGTAAAGTTTATTATGGTAACATTAAAGATGTATCTAGAGCTTTAATAAAATTTGATTTATCATCTTTAAAGACTGGGTCTGTAATAGAAGAAGCTAAACTTATACTTAAAGAAACTAAAAGTGAAGAACTTCCAATAGATTATACATTATATGCATTTCCAATAACTGGTAGTTGGGAAATGGGTAATGGTACTCGTTTTGATAATATATCAACCACTGGCGTTTGTTGGAATTATAGAGAAGGTGATACTGTCATTGATTGGGTATCTAATGGATTGACATTGCATATGGATAGTAATCCTACTGATGGTACTGGTGGTGTTTGGGATAGTAGATATTCAACATCGCAAACATTTAGTTATCAAACAGCAGATATTGATATGGACATAAAATCTATATTAAAATTATGGATAAGTGGTTCTATTCAAAATGAAGGATTCATAATTAAGCATGATAGTTCTAAAGAAAATGATACTCAAGATTATGGTATTATAAGAGTATTTAGTAAAGAAACTCATACAATATATCAACCAAAAATTAGAATAGGCTGGGATGACCAATCTTATATAACTGGTTCTATGTTACCATTAGAAGGTGATGAAATAAAAGTTGGTGTATCAAATCCAAAAACAGAATACAAATTAGGAAGTGATACTAAAATTAAAATATTTGCTAGAGAATTATATCCCATTAAAACATTTGGAACTGAGTTTGCATATAATGTAATAAAGTATCTTCCAAAAAATTCATATTATCAAATAAAAGATGTAAATTCAGATGATATAATAATTCCATTTTCTGATTACTCTAAAATAAGTTGTGATGAAAATGGAAATTATATAAAGTTAAATTTTTCAAATTGGGAAGCTGATAGGGTTTATAAAATTCAATTTAAAATTGATATGGATGGTGATGTGCAGTATTTTGATAACAACCAAACATTTAGTATAGTAAAAAAATAAAATGGTAAAAACTGGTCTACAAAACGAAATTAATGTTAGTAATATTATAACTAGCGGTTCTTTAGCTGTTAAGCCAAGAAGTATTGCGGGCATTAATAATTTTGAAAATGAAGTAAATACCGATGGAATAATATATGGTAAATTAACAAAACCAAAGTATAATAATGATGAATTAATAAAATCAGTAGATACTAAAATATTTGAATTAATACCAGTAGAACCACCGCCATTAGATGATACAGTACCAAGATTAGTTTATAATCCAGTAACACAATCTGTTATAGATTTAACTGCGGAAGTTACTAGATTAAATTTTACTATTAATGATTTGAATACAAAGATTAGTGATTTAGAAATTGTATCTGAGAGTTTAAGAATAGATGTTGATGCACAAAAATTATTAGTAGCATCTTATCAGAATCAACTAAAACAAACAATAACAAAAGTTCAAGGTAATATTGTTGAATTGCAAAACGCTATTCAAAAAGGTGTAGCTGAAGCAATTCAAAGAGTTTCTTTAACAGCAAGGAATCAGGCTTTAAAAGAAGCTAACGATGAGTATAAAGAGCAATTATCAGCTAAAAACCAAGCGTTAGCAGCTGGAGCAGTTTCAACTGGACAACTTGCTGCAATACTTTGGGAAAAAGGTGACCCATCAAAAGGTGAAGGTAAAGGATATGCATTTGATATGGACTTAGTTAGTGGTGGTAGTGTTGTTCAAGGACCTGCCGGATATGCAAAAGGATGGAGTAGTAGTTGGGTAGAAATATCAGCAGGATTGGGATTTGATATAACTGTTAAAGTTAAGCAAACATTCTTCCTTAATATTCCTGATACATTTGATTTAAAAGCAGGTGAGACAAAACGATTAACATTTGATAAACCAAACCAATCAAAAGTTCCTTCTGGGCATAGAACTGATTTAGCATTTGGTCTTAGTATAGGAAAATCTCAAAGAGATTATGAAGAAGATATTAGTATAAAGGTTATTGATAAAAAATCAGGCAAAGAAGAAGAAAAAACATTTAAAGGTAAGGTTCACTCTTATCAATAATTATAATATATGGCAGAATCATTAAAAAACTTTAAGGATATTATTAACAATAAGGCTTATAATGTTAATGCAAAAGATAGAAAAATCTTTGAAGAAGGAGATTTACAGTCATTTTTTGGGTTAAGTGAATCCGATGCAATCGAGTTTATTTTATATGATTCAAACGATAATCAACTTAATCAAAGAAATTATGGAAATGTAAGATACATCCCATTAACTACTGAAAATATAAATGATTATTTTTTAATAGGAGATGGTACTGTATTGCAAAAATATGCATTACCAAATGAATATTTTATAGATGTTGAGAGATTAATAAAAGAAGCTGGATATACAACTGGATTATTTAAAACTCAAATAACTTTAATAAATAATAGAGTAGGTAATAATTCACAATACGATAAACTTTGGATATCCGAAATATCTCCATCAAGAACTGAAATAAGATTGATGCCATTAAACAAACCAGAAAGTAAACTTACTGATTTATTTGAAAGATATAATATTTTAATGAAAGATGGACATTTTAGAGAAGATACAGATTATCAAGCTATTAAAATGGTTGAAAAAATAAATCCATCTGTAATAAGTGAACATATAAAAATAACATACGGAGATAATTGGTATAATAAACTAAAAACAGAATATAAAATTGATAATTTTGAATCAACAATGAATACTGTTTATAATAAGTTTTCAGAAGCTTGCTATTATTACATATCAAATAGAGTATATAATATAAATGATGTTAACTATGGTAAAGCCAAAGAAACATATCCTCCAATTGAATTATCAAAAGATACTATTATTGCAGATTTTGAAAAAATATTGATTCAAATTATGGACTATTATCTTCTGAGAAGAAATGAAGTTTTACCAAAGCCAACTTTAGCAAAAGATGAAAGTATGGATATGGTATCATCTATATTACAAACAAAAAAATCTGATTTAGTAATAGATACATCTAGTCCTATATTAAAAGTTATTGATTTGGCAAAACCAAAAGAAACGGAAGCTAATTTAGAATTTGAAAAACAATTACAAAAAGAAATTCCACCTCAAGTTTTGCCTGATGAACCTCCTGTTATATTCTTTCCACCAAACCCACCTAGATATGGTGGCGGCGGAGAAGGTGGTGCAAGACCATATATTCCAAATGAAAATGGATATAGAAATTCGGTAGAAATGCCGTTTGAAGAATATAGAAATCGTCAAGAATTCCAATAAAAAATACTTATAAACAATGGCAATAAATAGAGATGATATAGGACTTTTTGATAATGGTGTTTGGGATGGTACTCAAAATACTTACAACACTATGAATGGTAACAATTATATTGGTGATGCTGGTATATCATTTAGTGGAGGAGTTGGTGGTGGCGGAGGTGGAGGTGTTGTTAGTACACCAGTTGGCATTTCTAATGACCCAATATATGCTGGTACTGTTAATGAAAATAAAACTTTTATTTTAAATGTAGAAGCAAATGAAACTGCTCAAATATATTTAAACGGAAATAATACACTATCATCTACAACGGATACTATTAAAATTTCATATGAGGAATTACAAAAACATGGTACTCAAGAAATAACTGTTAGTAAAGATGGATATTATAGTAATGAAAAATACATAGTTTCTTTAGTTGAAAATACTAACTATAAGAAAAACATTTTAATAGATAATAATATTTTAACTTGGAATGGTAGTATTGGGTTAGCACCGATATTTCAATTTCCGATATATACATCTGAGCATCCATATAAATTACAAATAACATATTATTCAAATGGACAAGTAATACCATTTAGTTATAATCAAGATGAGCAAATAATTTCTTTAAAGTTTAATGATTTAAAAAAGAAAATAGTAATAATTCCAACAGAACCTGAAACAGCTACATCAAAAGTAACTGTAAATTTTCAAGGTATTAAAAACTCTGTTAGAATTATTACAAATGATACAGATGTTGCATTTTTAGATAATGGTACAATTGTAATTAATAGTAAATTTGGTGTTACTCATAAAATAGCATCATCCGATATAACAAAATATAGAATAACATCTATAAAAGTTTCTAAATCAAATGCAATATCAAAAGAAATACTTGCAAAGGATGATTTGGAAAGTGTATCTACAAGCTTTGAAGTTGATTCGGATTCATACATTATTGATATTAAAGCAGAAGCTACTAGAGATTATAATAACGGACCAAACCCTACTATTGAGTTTGTAAATTCTGATTCTAGAAGATATAATATAAATTCTAAAGCTGATATTCCAATTGCAGTAACAAAAAATACAGCAGTTGAAAAAATAACAGCATATGTTGGTACTCAAAAATTTGAATTTAGTATAGCTGATACAAATACATCTACATATGGATTGATAATACCAGCAACTACATTTTCTACAATAGGTAGCTATAAAATAATATTAGTACCATCTAATAAGTACGGTGATGGTAGTACGATTGAACAACCAATTTCAATTGTTGATGATGTATATGTAGGTGTTCCGGATATTAGAAACATAACATATCCATCCGAAATATATGGGCCTGATTATAGTGGAACAAATGTTGATTTTGAAATAACATATGAAAGTATTAATACCGATTATGTAATAATACAAGGTGGCCCTTCAACTACTCAAATAAAATCACCAGCAAAAGGAAAAGTTAATTTAAACTTCCAAAGCTTTTTAGATAATTCTACATCAAACGTATCGGAAACTGATAATTTCATAATACTTGAATTACAATTAATTCCATATAATATAAGTGGATTTGAAGTTGTAACTGGTAAAGTAGAAACTATAAAAATAAAATTTCATAAAAGTACTTATGAGATACCAAGAAATGTAGCGTTAAATAGACTATCAAATGGATTTTTATCTCAATTTGATGAAAGTGTTTTTGATGATTCTATTTCTAAATATTTAAATCATTTATTGCATTTAGGCGGTGGTAATAATAAAGTTGTAACAACTTGGACAGGTAGTAATAATTCATTAATTTTAAAATTGTATGAACCATTACCAACAACAGTACAACAAAATGATTTAGTTTGGATTTCAAAATTAGTTTCAAATCCAATAGTTGAAAAAGTATCATTAACTACAAACATATCAACAGAGTGTCCACCATTAAAAGGACCTAATTTTTCATTAAATACAGATTCAAATCAAATTGGTTTTAGAATATATGATGAATTGGTGGCTAGTGGTTCTAATACTTCAACTCAATTAATAAATAGATATGCACAAACATTAGGTATTGATACCACAAAACTTGGAATACAATATACTAGCGGTTCTCAATATGTTTGGAAAAATTTTGTACATTTTAGTTCTGCAGAAGAAAGAGTTAACAATTTTGTTTATAAGGTTGATTTAATTAATCTTTACAAAACAAAATATAATGATTTAATAGCAAGTGGGTCTACATCAAATACAAATTATACAAGTTCTTATTATGTAACAACTGATGCATCATCTACACTAAATAAGATAAATGATTTAGTAAATGGATTTGATGGATTTGAAAATTATTTATATACATCAACAGATTCTTTAGCATATCCAAAGGAAATTGGATATGATATATTAAAAAATAATACTGATTATATTTTAAAAGATTCTAATAGTACAACTGTTGGAATTTGGTATAATGAAATAGTAACATCTGCAAATTATTATGATAAGTTTAATCCAAATTATTTAGTTAATAATGTACCATCTTATATTAAAAATGATAGCAACAATTCTGAGTTTGCTACATTTTTAGATATGATAGGACAACACTTTGATATTGTATGGGGATATATAAATGGATTAAAAAAAGCTAAGATATTAGAGCAAACTCAAGTAGAAGGTGTATCTGATGAATTTATACATGAATTATTAAAATCGTTTGGTTGGGATTCAAAAAGAGCATTTAATTCGCAATTCTTATGGGAGTATGCATTTGGTACTTATAAAGATGGTACTCAAAAATATGGAATGTCATTGGAATCTGCAAACAATCAAGTTTGGAGAAGAATACTTAATAACTTACCATATCTATTAAAACATAAAGGAACTGGTAGAGCTATGAAAGCTATTATGGCTTGTTATGGAGTACCACAATCTATGTTAACAATAATGGAGTTTGGTGGACCTCAAGACCCTGTGGAAGGTGGTATAACTCAATTTACTTTTGAAGATAGAACAGCAGCAATATCATTAGATAAAAATTCAAGCGTTGCAGTTCCTTGGAAAGTAGTTCCATCAACAACCGAATATCCAACAACTATTGAATTTAGAATTAAACCATCAACTATACCAACTAAAGCAACTTTAGTAAGTGGTAGTGAGTGGACTTTGGATTTAGTTCAAACAACTGGTTCTTTTGGTAGATTGGAACTAAACTTTGGTGGAAATGATTCAACATCAACTTATTTTGCAACAAGTGGACCTAATATACCATATATAACATCAACTATTGTATATGCATACGGACCTGATTATAAGACTGGAAGCTTAGAATTCCCAATATCAACTGAATACTATTCTAATGTAGCAATTAATAGACATAATAGTCCTGGTACTGGTTCTTGGTATGAAGTTTGGTTAGGTACATCGGATGGACATAGAATGATAACTTCGGTTAGTATGTCTATTGTGTATAATGATAATCAATGGGAAAGTGGTTCACAAATATTAGTTGGTGGAAAAGGATATGCTGGTGATATAGATGAATTCCGTTTATGGAAAGTTCCTTTAGAAAGAAGTAAGTTTGATAACCACACAAGGTTCCCTGATGCAATAAATGGTAACTCATATACAGCATCAACATCGGATTTATTATATAGATTGGACTTTGAGTATCCAAAAGATAGAACTTCTGATAATAATATTAAGAATGTTGCTATAAGCACACAATATTCAGAACCATATGCATTTGCACAAAACTTTTATTCGGCATCTTCGTATCCTTATCAATATACTCCGTATGATAGAACTGTAACAGCAGATGTTCCTTCCATTGGATTTGGGTATGGTAATAAAATTCGTTTTGAAGACCAAACATTAGTTGGTGACCTTTCTTATAAAGCAAGAGCAACTAAAAAAGCATTTGATAGAGCTCCTGTTGATTCAAATCGTTTGGGATTATTCTTCTCTCCAATTAAAGAGTTGAATATGGATATCTTAAAAGCATTTGGTGATTTCAATATTGATAATTACATTGGTGACCCTGGTGATGAATATAAAACAACATATTCTGAATTAGATACATTAAGACATTATTACTTTGAAAGATTAGATAGAAACATCAATGAGTATATTCAATTAGTAAGATATATTGATAAATCTTTATTTGATGTTTTGCATGATATGGCACCTGCTAGAGCAAGAGTTTCTAAAGGTTTATTAATTGAACCACATTTTTTAGAAAGAAGTAAAACTAAGTGGGAGAAGCCGATGGCAGAGCATGAGGATTATGATATGCTAATTCAAGCAATTGAGGAATATGATGTAAATGGTGAAGTAAATAATTTAGATATTCACTTGGATGCACAAGAAGTAGCAACATTTGATTTTGAATATAATAAATTAGAAGCAGAGATTGTAGCAGATGAAACATATTATTTATCAGCAAAACCTGCTTATTATGATGGTGAAATTGCAAATGGGCTTACGGCATCTTTATCAGCTGATGTTCCAATGTATGATGCATCAATACAAGTTCCATCTGGTAGTAGTTTAACGGGTGAAGTTGATTCTTTCAAAACACAACAAATTGGAATGGATAAAAATTCATTATCTAATTTGGGATATGGATTATATGCTGAGCGTGGAAACGCTATTGTTAAAACTTATGATGGTGTATTTGGAAGTAATTCTTTAACTGGCTCTAGAAGTAGTGTATTTTTAGTTAAAGAACAATATACAAAAAATATATATACTCAAACTGGAGGATACCCTACAAATGGAGCTTTACCTGGTGACCAAGTGGTTTATGAAAATATACCAAATACTTATTACAAATATGTAGTATCTGTGTTACCTTTTAGTGGTAGTGTTTCATTGGGTAATAGCATAGTTGGAGTAACTGCATTAAATGGTTATTTCCCAACTCATTACAAATATGTTAACAATTTATCGGAAGGACTTCATCGTTCATTCCATAAAGGTTCTCAGCAATCAGTTACAACAACACCTGATGGATTATCTCCTGTTGAAACATTTACTACAAATCCTAATATTCTTAGAGTGGCTAAGACTGGTAGAGGTAGTGGTGAACCGATTCTTGAGGTTGATTAATATGAAAAATAAAAATAAGTTATATTTATAGAAAATAGAAAATACATAACAAATGGCATATTTAGATAACACCGAAATCATTGTAGATGCTATCCTTACTAAAAAAGGAAGACAAAAGTTAGCATCGGGCCAATCTTTGAACATCACAAAATTCGCATTAGCGGATGATGAAATTGATTACGCTCTATACGAACCAGCACATCCAAAGGGTTCTGCATACTACTATTCAGCAATTTTAGCACTTCCTATTACGGAAGCATCTCCTGATGAAACACAAGTACTACGATATAAATTAGTAACTTTACCAAAAGGAACAACACAAATTCCAGTAGTAGCATTAGGTGTACCTTCTGTTTCTGGATATCAAACTGATGGTGGAATTGCATTATCACCAACAACATCTCCTTCTGGAAATACAAATGCTGGATACACAATGGTATTAGCAGACCAAAGAGCTGGTACTCTTACTGTAACTAAAGGTTCTACTGGAACTGGTACAGTACCTGTATTCTTAGGTGAGGAAATTACAACAACTGCACAAGTAGTTAGTGGTTTAGAATTTAGATTTACTCCAAATCCAAACTTAACAATTGATATTGCAACAACTATCACTGTTTATGGTAATGAAACTGGAGGTTCTCAAACTATACCTGTAACAATCACATATAAACAAAAAGTTTAAAATAAAATAGATATATAAAATGGCACAAATTCAAGACCCTAATATAACCTCGCAGATAGCAGCGTTAGCTAATACGGGTACAATCAATACAGACACTTTAGTATCTTTACTTAATACTGTTTTACCAGCTGGTCAACAAATTTCAACTGGGACTGGTGGTACTACAACTGGTATTTATAAAAGATTCGGTGATTTTGATAAAGTAAACGCAAAAATAGAAGTTGTAACAACAGGTTTATGGAGTGGAGATAGTGGTTCATTAACTACATTCTTTACATCTTCAACTCAAGCAGCTGCTACTAGTGGTAAATACTACTATAATGTTTATGAAACAAACCCACAATCCGATGCAAACGCAGAAGTTCAATATGCAGTAGCATATGGACATGTTGATGGAAGTGGTTCTGTTAGTTTGGATGTAGATGATAACGCTTTATTCCCAACAACAGCAACTTACTATCAGTATCGTTCTATGTTAATAGATACAAACGCTACTAAATTTGCATTTGATAACTCAGC